GGACAAGAAGTGGCAGACTGATGACTCGCGTGGTGTTTTGAACACGGCAGTCAGCATCTACCGCACGTTTCAGCCGTGCAATCACGTCACGATGGCAGATGAGCAGCTTGCCACCACCATCGAGGAGGTCTGGTACGATCCAGCTGACACGCTGGACCCTGATGAGACCCGCGCTGAGGAGGACCCCATGGTCCTTGTTGGCGAGGCGTCACCTGAGGGTGATGAGGACCCAGACGGCGTGAGGCGCGTGCAGAAGCGGAGGGTGCGCCGCGCACTCGCAAGGCCCTTTGTGGCCAAGTGGGTTGCGTGGGGCAAGGTGGAGTTCCCTGGAGCTTACCGGAGCGTGATGCTTGCGGATCGCCAGTGCATTGAGCAGCGGCTCTGCAAGGAGATGCGCAAGGAGAAGGTGCGCGACGTGGACATTGCCAAGTTCAAGTCTCGCATCATGCTCGGCATCATGCTACCATCCCCTGAGGAGCGGGCTGAGGAAAGAGCGTGGGGATCCACGACCGCTGGGGACATCAAACGAGCGGGCCAGCCACCAAAGGTGGGCTGGTTCGGTTGGATGGTGGGCCGCCGCGGGGTGGAGTGGCGTCGATAGGGGTGCCTGGTGGTTGCACCGGGGATCACAACGGCCATGGTCAGGCCGGATCCCCGTCTGGTGGTGCGGCCACTGGATGGTAGACCCAAGGTGCGGAAGATTTTCCGCATCCCAGGGGGTGCACTCCCCCGCGTGTTTGGTGTGCACGATAACAACATCACCAACCTGGTGCGAGGGCTGACGGAGCGGGTGTTCAATGTGGAAGTTGACAGACCCGATGGCACGAAAGTGCTCCAGCCCCCGCCGAAGCCAGAGCCGGGGGCGTTCGCAAGTTCGCTCTCGACTTTTCGCAACCAGCTCAGGCCTTTTCTGCCGCATTTAACCCCACGCACACCTTCCGAGGTTGTAGCGACTTACGAGGGAGACCGCCGCCACGCGGTCTATAAGCGCGCAGCGGAGAGTTTGGCGTTGGGTCGAGTCCGTCAGGACGATGCAAGGCTTACCACGTTTGTCAAGGCTGAGAAGATTGACATGGCCAAGGGGGATCCGGCGCCGCGCGTTATTCAACCGCGCACCCCGAGGTACAACGTGGCGGTTGGTTGCTACGTGAAGCATCTGGAGAAGCCATTGTATAGGGCAATTGGCAAACTCTGGGGCTCTACGACGGTGTTCAAAGGGCTCAATGGAGTCGAGCGCGCTCGTGAGCTGCGCAAGAAGTGGGACGGGTTTTTGGACCCGGTTGCCGTTGGCCTTGATGCCAGCCGGTTCGACCAGCATTGCAGTGTGGATGCCCTTAAGTGGGAGCACTCTGTGTACAAACTGTGCTTTTCCGACCCCGCGGATCGCGCCCTACTGGGCCAGCTGCTTTCTTGGCAGCTGGTCAACAGGGGTGTTGGCCGCGCGTGGGACGGCATGGTGCGGTACACAGTGGAGGGTTGCCGCATGAGCGGTGACATGAACACTGCGCTGGGGAACTGCCTACTCATGTGTGCGATGGTGTGGACCTGGCTGCGCCAATGCCAGGTAACCGCACAACTCGCCAATGACGGGGATGATTGCGTTGTGGTCATGGAACGGGCCGACTTAAAGCGGTTCCAAAGTGGTCTGCGCGAATTCTTCTTGCAGTTAGGATTCACCATGAAGGTGGAGCCAGCAGTCGACGAGTTTGAGGGCATCGAGTTCTGCCAGTGCAAACCGGTATGGACAGAGCGGGGCTGGGTCATGGTCCGCGATCCTCGCAAGGCCATGGCTAAGGACCTGCACTCGGTGCTGCCTCTTGACGATCCGCGCATGGCCCTAGGGCTGTGCACGGCCACGGGTCAAGGTGGTTTGGCGCTCTGCAGTGGGGTCCCGGTGTGCCAGCTGTTTTACAAGAACCTGGTGCGATTGGGACGCGGAGTCGTGATTGGACGCCACCCGGCTATGGAAACCGGGTTCGCTCGACTGTGTTCCGGCGTGGTCGCTGAGGTGGTGCCGATTAGTGATGCTGCACGCATCTCTTTCTGGCGCGCCTTTGGCCTGCTGCCGAGTGAGCAAGTGCTCCTGGAGGGTGCGTTGGACCTCTGGACGGTTGAGTGGAACGTGGAGCGGAGGGAAAGCACTGCTGACCCACAAGGCTTCTGGCAATATTATTAGATTAGCTTCCAACCCCCGGAACAGTCGCAATAGAACAGATATGGTTAAGACTCGCACTAAGCGTAGCAAGCCTCGGCGCACCATTAGGGTAATCCGACGGCGTAAAACATCCCGCCCTAAGCGGAATGGTGGCATTATGGCAGACCCTAGGATTCGTGCTTACGACCAGCTTCTTCGTGATCCTTGCTCTGCTAATTTGGCATATCCGCCATATGCGGGCACAGATTCGGGCTATATGATACGTACTGTTGACACACTACCTATCGGTGTTCTTGGAGTGGGTATGACCGTAGGACAGAAGGTGGTTGGTTCGGCTATGTATCAAATCACACCTATGAATTATGAGGGTGGTATCATTTACAGTGGGTCTATTAACGGTACCGCGTTTAACGCGTTTAATACTGGAGTGAACAACAACTTTGTGACCAACACGGCGGTAGTGAAACGCTTTCGCCCCGTTGCCGCTTGCGCTAAGTGGATCCCTACGGGACCCTACTCAGACCGCCGCGGCATGGTCGGACTGGCCTATTCTTCAGGCCAGCTGGTCAATTCGGGTGATGCAGGCATTAACTTCGTCAACCAGTGCATGGATATTTCCGGCAACGGCACCAAGGCCCACGAGGTCCGTTGGTTGCCGACTGCTGTCGATGAAAACTTCACCACGAAGGCGCAGACGAACACGGCCGGTGGCACTATGCTACTCGCCCTTGTTGATGTCGATGCTACGGCAACGGCAGCCAACACTGCAACCCTCAACGGTTACCTCGAGGTCACCATTGTGTGGGAGTGGATTCCGTCAGCGTCGAATGGTGAAGCGATGGCCCCCAAGGCACCCATGCCTTACAACACTCAACAGTACTTGTCTACAATTAATGACCTCGGTAAGTTTTTGTTTGAGGGTATCCGTGCAGCAGGCAAGTTTGCTGGTATGATCAACGCTTCCAACCAGGGTGGCCACCGGCTACTCTCTGGAGGTTACGGTCAGAATTACCGACGCGGACCCGCTCAAGTGCATGTGGAACTCTAGCGAGCGACAGCACCATGGTGGGTAACCCCACCTGACACAATGTTATTTAAAATCAAGAGGACTGACGCTGCCCGTTGGGCAGAAGAAGCCCAATTGGCTAACTTGACGTACTTTCGCATTAGGCGAGAACTTTTTACTACTTTCACGCAGCTGCTTGGAGATGCCGTTCGGGCGCCAGCGGCTGATACTATTACCATCAGTTATGACACGTTCATCGTTATTAAGTACTATCTTACTTCTCGTAATGATTTTCTGGACGATAACAAGAGGCTGGCTTTTGATCGGCTTCTTGGGGAACTTGGGGCGGCTGCAGGACCGGTACCCAGGGGACCTGGTGGTGTTATGGGCGCATTAGGATTTTAGGTTGTACACAAAAACAAAATACAAAAAGAGTACCCAAAGCGACTGGGAGATGACGGGCGGAATTGTGATGTAGGCGAGGCGAGGCGGCCAACGAAAGGTGCTCCCTGTGCAGGGAATGTGAAGCGATGCATACCGGTTGGGGGACCGGACAAGCGCACTGAGTAGGTAACCGATAAGTGAACCAGTCACTGTCATACGCGGGACAAGCATGCAACCACTTGGTTGTCCAAACAAAGCTGTTTGGGGGCGTCCACGGCGTGAGTCTGTTGGAGACGGAAAACCAGAC